GGAATTATACTGTAGCACCTAAATTTGCAAAAGATCTGTATTATGCAAAGCTTGAAAAGCCAGACGTAGCGCCTCAGTGGCTTCCAAATACCTTCTATGCAGACGGTGAAGTTGTTCCTGAATGGGGTTCATTTACTGTATATACCAAGAGGACAATCCCGACATGGACCTATAACAAGTACTATGAAGCATACCAATATCAGCCTATTCCAATTTTTGCCCTTCAATCATATTTCAAACAATATGAGGACCATTATGAGGCACTGATTGAGGCGGCAAAGAATAAGATTGCGGAATATATGTCCAAGGATGACCTTGAGATAACTCTTGATGAATCACGCGTTTATGACATCAATGACCGTGTCGGAGCATCTGACGAGGTTACAGGCATAGGAGCGGTTGAGAGAATTGTGCAGAAGGTTGTTAAAATTCAGCGCGGTATTGTTTCGTTTGATTACAACACCGGAAAATAAGGAGGGCAGACATGCCGAACGCAAACATTGATTATGTAACATCGCATCAGGGACAGGCACATATCACTACACAGAATGTCATTGACCTGCTTGCAGGCATAAGTGGTGATATTTCAGGAATAAAGAAGTTCCCACAGCTATATGATGGCCTTGCCAATGAGATCACTGAGGCCCTGACAATACAGGTCAAAACAGGAGCAGCCCTCGCAGGTGGCTCCTTTTTTATATTAGAAGACCCATTTGACTGGTTGCTCGATGCTGGGGCAGTTGGCTATTCCAGGATAGATATTCTTTACCTTGTCATGTATGAGGATCCTGAGACAAACGTGCAGAGTTGTGATTTTGTTTACCAGGTCGGTGATCTGTACCCAAATGGAACGACCGGAACAGCACCAGTTGCTCCAACAGGAACAGATATTACGGCCACCTATCCATTCCTGAGGATGGATATGACGGATGGAAGTATTGTGAGTGTTACGGATTATGCTGTGTCTTATCTGTCAAACAGCTCGCTTGTGGAACAAGTTAGTGATTTAGTGGAACAGTTGGAGCAGAATGTCGGTGGAACTGTTGAGCAGGTTAATACCAATACACAGGCGCTTAATGGATTCAGATTTGGGATTGATGACCAAGGGCGATATGGTTATAAAAAGGCGGGTGCAGATACAGTAACCCCTTTTAGAAACCCCACAGGCAACGCAGGACAGGGTGATGTTCTTTATGGGAAAACATTCTCCAATGCGTCACAGGAAAATGTAGCCGGAACTATGACGAACAGAGGCGCATGGAGTGACACAGGTACAGGACGCTCCAATGTAACTATTCCTGCTGGATACCACAATGGTGGCGGATATGTGAATGGTATTGGAAAGTGGGATGCAGGAAGAGCACAAGGCCGAGCTGATGAAACTTCACACACACTAACAATAAAACCTTTTGGACCTGGAAATCAGTACATGGGAATATACTATGATAATAATTTAGTTGTCTACACATTTGCAGACCCATTAGGAGCTGAAACGTCAAAGACTATATATACAAAGTATAGTGGTATTCGTTGGTAAAGGAGAGCACAATGGCATTAGATTTAATCACAGGACACCAGGGCGTGGCACATATCAGCGCCGAACAGATTTCCGATATAAACAAAGCTATGATGAATGGCTATGGAGATAACAAAGTCATGAGGATGTCAGGCGGTGCAATCACTCAGAATGCCCTGACTTTAGAAATTGCAACAGGATACTGGCGTGCCAACGGCTTTGACATCCAGATACAGGAATCTGAAACACACTATATTGACCCATCCACAATCGGAACATCAAGAATTGATAATATATACGTGGAATTATTGCAGGACATACCAACAGGCGCACAGCGTGCAGAAATAACCATCATCATGGGTGAAGAGTCTGCATCTCCTGTTGCTCCGGAAGATCCGACAGAGCCATACCTTAATACTGACATCCTGATTGATGCGGTGCAGATTGGTACTGTAACCGTAACAGAGGGGGCCATGGTATTCACAGATCTGACAGAAGAGTATGACCTTGTAACTCCTTCAGAGCTGTCGGCAGTTCAGACTCTGGCAACCAATGCCCTTGGAATGATTCAGGATGATTCTGATGCTTATTCCTCATCTAAGGCTTATGCTGTTGATGACCTCTGCATACATGATGACAAGGTGTATAAATGCATAACGGCTTGTTCGGCCGCTGCGTGGAGTGTCAACCAAAACTGCTTTGAAGAGACTACTTTGACGGATGAAGTTAGTACGTTAAAGGATGCTTTAAATCACATAATTGAATCGGGAACTGATGGAATATGGTCATACCACAAATTCAAAGATCGCACATATCACGCATGGTACTGTGGTGGTATTAACCTCGATGCATCAATTGGTTCTTTTTTAGGTGGATATTATCATATGCAAAGAAGTAATCTACTACCACCTTCTTTTTCCACAAGTATATTATCTTTAACAGGGTCAGCTAATAGTGATATGTTAATAGTTTATTTAGGTTATAATTTGTCTACACATTCTACATACTGGCTAAATGGAGTAACTGAAGCTCTTAATAACGTAAAAGTTAGAATCGACATGTGGGGCACATATTAAAGCACATTGAAAAATAGTATAAAGCATCATTTTCTTATACTGTAAACAAATAAAACATTAAGTTTATACAGTACATCCGTAAAGTTGAGCGGTAACACTACTTAACGTATTTCTAACAAAATACGTACAATAAAAATTATCTCCAGATAACGAAATGTGAATTATAGAATAAGCTACATTCCATGTTCCCACAGTAGATTTTGTATATGTACTAACAGTATTGCAGATAGCAATTAGTTCGTCTTCTGTAAGAGTGTCAACAATGCCTACTGTATAACTATCCAAATATGCTATTATTATGAATTTTTTATAAGTTCCTTTAGAAAAAGTGAATGCATCATGTTTGGTTTCGTTTCCTAGATTACCACTGTAACCACCTATTAAACTAAATGAATCACTAGATTTAATAATGTTATTTGATAAATGATCCTTTAACGGAGTAATTATAAACAAAAGTTTATACAATTTTTAAACAAGTTACATACGAAAAAACACAAAACATGAGCATCCATTCAGGGTGCTCTTTTTTATGAAAGGAGACAAAAAATGAAATACAATATCGAGAAATTCATCACCAACACACAGGGCCAATACTCAGCATCAGTGGCAGCCACCTTTGATGACTTTGACAAGGCAAAAGTTAATTATCACCAGAGCCTTGCAGCACTTCATAATGCAGATGATGTTCTTACTGCTGTTGTAAAGATTGTAGATGAGTTTGGCAACAACATGGATGGATTCCGTGAGGTTGTAGATCATACTCCGGAGCCGGAACCCGAACCGACACCTGAGGAGGAGACTGAGGAACCTGTTGAGTGATTATCTTTTAAAGGGGTTAGAAGATGGACACACAGACAACATTATCAATCATGCAGTTGATACTTGCCTCAGGGAATATCTGCATCATGGCTTATGCCTTTTCAAAGTTTCTGTCAAAACCACATGATACTCTTGAGCAGAGAGTGAACAGCCTGGAAGTTAAGGTTGATGAGATAGAGGAATCACTAAAACAGGGAAATGACAGATTCCGAGAACTGAACACTACAACTGAGGTCCTTATCAACTCCACATTAGCTTTAATTGAATTTGAAATCCAGTACTGTTATACGGAAAACAAACCAATCAGCAACAGCCTGGAAGAGGCTAAGAACAATCTGAACAGATTTCTTGCACGTAGAAACCACGGAGAGGATTAAACCTTTGGAGAGGAGGCTATATGAAACAGATTCAGAACAACACATTTGAATGGATGAGATGCGCAGGGGTAAGAGCATTGAAGACATTCGCACAGACTTTCATATCTATGGTAGTGATCGGACAGGCAGTCTCTGATGTTGACTGGAAAAAGGTTTTATCAGTCAGCCTCGTAGCATCCGTTATCTCTATCATGACAAGTGTGGCAGGGCTTCCGGAGGTGGATAATGGCAACAACTGAGCAGGCTAAGACTTTTATATTCGAGATAGCTCCGATAGTCCAAAAGTATGCGAAACAGTATGGCTATAGTGTAGTAAGTCCGATAATTGCGCAGGCCTGTATCGAGTCGAATTATGGACTATCCAAGTTATCAGCAGATTATCATAACTACTTTGGAATGAAGTGCGGAAGCTCCTGGAAGGGTAAGAGTATAAATCTTAAGACAAAGGAAGAGTATACTCCGGGGACTCTGACCACGATCCGCGACAACTTCCGTGTGTACGATTCTGTAGAAGAAGGAATAAAAGGCTATTTTGATTTTATTTCCGCTAAGAGATATGCAAACCTAAAGACTGCAAAAACTCCACAGCAGTATCTGGAAATGATAAGGGCGGACGGATATGCCACATCAATCACTTATGTGACAACCAATATGAATTGTATCAGAAAATGGGATTTGACCCAGTATGATACCTTTGAGATAATTGGTGCAGGCAATCCGTACCGGGAACCGATATCAAACATCAAGCTGGGTATGTCAGGCGTGGCTGTTAAGTGGATACAATACCAGCTCAATCTGTTTGGATATGGGCTTAAAGTTGATGGGATATTTGGACGTAGGACAGACGCAGCTGTTAAGGACTTCCAAGAGAACCATCACTTAGTTGATGATGGCATTGTGGGTATTCTGACAAGGACAGCCTTAAAAGAAAAATAGTTCACACGAAAGTTCACACGAAAATTTAAAAAATCAGTATTTAAGCCGATTAAGGCACATTCGGTTACGGGTTCGATTCCCGTATCCTGCTTAAAATCGTTCAAGCCAGTAGATAAGCGAAGAGTATTGTAAAGCCGCTTGCCTACTGGCTTTTTTAACGTTATTAAATGATATTTAAAATCACTTTTTAACTCTAAAAAAACACTTCGTAACGAATAAAGTTCACACGAAAGTTCACACGAAATTATAATACTTTTCTTTGAGGATTAAAGTTTTCCTCAAGGTAATTGTTGGACATCTGGGTGTATTTCTTCCTGGATGAGTTTAAGGTATTATCATAAACCTTTTTGAGTACCTTGGAATTTTTCCACCTGCCTACTTCCTCAATATACTTGCTTGGAATGCCCAAATCGCTTCTGAAACTTGCGGCGAAGTGCCGGAGCGAATGGAAATTGAATTGAAGGCCTAGCCGGTTCTTGAGCTTGTCATACTTGTGTGAGAGCATGTTCGGATTCATATCGAATATGTAATCATCTGTAGAGGGCAGGGCATCAATAACGAATTTAGGGAGCTGAATTGTGCCATTCTGTGCGTTCTTAGGGAATGGTTTATACACCCACTTATGTCCTTCCAGCACTATATCTGCATGGACGAACACCGTGCACATATCCCGTGATATATCTTCCTGCTTCAAGGCGCATATCTCTCCGCGCCGGAGTCCACCGAATGCTGCAAGGTACAATATTGGTTTGAAATCCTCATCAGCGTTATCAATAAGCATCTGCACATCCTCCAGATCGGGAGACTTGATGGCCTTGGAAGTGTTCTGTGGATATCTCAATTTGAACTTCTTATCACAGTCGCAATAGTCCAGAACGGAGAGCAGGAAGCTGATTCTGTTTTGTATAGTCTTGCGCTTCACAGATACACTCCATTCGTTAATAATCTGCTGTATTTGGGGCGTTTTAATGTCAGTAATAGAAACATCCCAAAGTGATTCAAAATAGGGCAAAAAACGGCGATAATTAGTAATAGTGGACGGGCTTAAGACCTTACTTCTATCACTAATATAATTCTCCATAGCCTGCTTGATTGTTATCCCGTATGTCTCCACATCCTCAGCGTTAAACTGCCACTCACGAGCCTGCATCTCTGATAACGCTTTTGCTTTTCTGGAATCGCCATTTGTTTCATTCGGATGCACAGTAAAGGACTTGCAGACCTTTTTACCATTTATCACTTTACTTGCCTGTGTCCTCCATGCTCCGGAGGGGAGCTTCTTTGCACTTGCCATATTATTTCTCCAATAGCTTCGATATTCTATCCAATTGACGTATCATGATAAAATTCTGCTCCATGATAACTCTCTGATAATGCATTTGTGCCTGCATCATTGCCTTTTCATTGGAACCGAGTCCTATATCAGCACCTGCGGCTATCATGCCAACACCAGCCATTGACTGAGCTATCTTTTTAATGGAGTCAATGTCTTTAGGATCTGACAGGTCCTCAAGGTTGTACTTCTCTAAAATCTTGCGTTCCTTTTCCTGTGCTGCCTGTTCTTTTTCTTCTGGTGTCTTAAATAATCCCATAGTGTTACCTCCTCAATCAGTAAATATGCTCTCCATCTCCTTGAACTGTAACCAGCGTTCCCTCACCTTCAAGATCGTGAGGACCTTGTTCTTGTCCTCTTGAGATGCGTGTTCATAACAATAGCGGATAAACTTCCATTTTGTGGTGGCTTCCTCTTCAGAGGTATCAAAATCAGTAAAAGCCTTCTTGCGATTTACAACAACATCCTGGTCTATTTGTCCAACAAGGGCATCAGTGTCTATCCCTATAGCACTGGCTATCTTGTCAATAGTTTCCAAGCTTGGATTGACAGGGTTACCCCTTGGATCTTTGTTGTTTTCCAACATGGAAATGTAAGACTTTGAGAGCCCACACATCTTTCCGAACTCTTCTAAATTAAGGTCATTAAGCTTCCTAAATTCTCTAATTACGTCTCCTATTGTCATTTTTGCTCCCTCCAATACCCCTGTAAATATATTTTACATCCCATGTAAAACGAATACAACAAAAAAAGAAAAATATATTGACATGTTTAACATGTTGTTGTATGTTGGATATAAGTTCAACAACATCTAGTAAGGAGGTAAACAATGGCATACAAGATAAAAGAAATTCGTGAGAAAAAACGAATGTCACAGGCTGAACTGGCTGAGCTCTCAGGAGTCTCAAGGGCTACGATTATTCGCATTGAAAGTGCAGACAATGTTGTTATCAACACAAAGACCCTTGAGAAACTGGCATCTGCTTTAGATGTCTCAGTCAGAACCCTTTTTTTAACTTAAAAATCCAACATGTTGAACATTATTGTTGGAAAAGGAGACCACATGAATGCCGATTTATTCCGCGCTACAGTACGCAAATATATGGAGCTGAGGCACATAAGGACTTTGGAACAACTCCGGGCACATACAACAGTTGGTAGTTCAACCACCTTCCGCAAGTATTACAAAGAGCCAGAGCGGATTCCAATAGGAATATTCCTTCAGATCATGAAGGCGCTGAATGTTCCAAATGAGGAGAGGGAGGCACTGATTAGATGAAGAGAGTTTTGAGTATCTGTGTGGCTGTTTCCATGCTATGTTGCACAGCTATCACAGGGGATTGTGAGCCGGATATGAGGGACAGTCCACCAGAGATTGTTGAAACTGTGCGAATTGAGCCAAATATTAAAACACTTTTGGAGCATGAAGTCAGGGAGACAAGACACTGGGACGAGGGGACTTCAGACAATACCATCACGATTACCTACCCAGATGCACAACTGCTTATGATGGTGGCATCAGCGGAGGCACTTAATCAAGGGGTGTCGGGGATGGTTCATGTGATGGAAGTAATACTTAACAGAGTAGCAAGTGATGAGTTCCCGGATACGGTGCAGGGAGTTGTCTATCAGAAATCACAATTTGAGTCTGTGACAAATGGAAGCATATACCGGGCAGAGATTACACCAGAAGTGAGGCAGGCGCTGGCTGAAGTGGAGAAGAACCTTGTGAGTAATGACAGCATAGTGGCATTTGAAACCAAGGCAAACGGCAAGAGCCTGGAGAAGTACTTTGATTACAGCTTCACAGAAGGAAGTCACAATTTTTATGTAACAAAAAAGAACTAAGCGCTGGGGAGCAATTTAGTCCTTTTTGTTGATGTAACCACTAATAAAGTTTTGTCGTGTTTTATTGTAACACAGAAAGGAAGAAAAATGAACGAAGAAATCAGAATGTTACTCAAACTCACAGCAGAAAATACCAAGTATGTGGCAGCTTTTAACTACCTCAAATCATTATCAGATGATGGGGTTGAGAGAGGATATCCCGGAACCATAGGCCGCGAGGAAATCGAAAACGCTATGAAGATTGCAGGTCTTGAAGAAAAAGAGGTAAACATTATTACTTTCGATAACTGCGAGGATAAAGCTTTATGAAAGTAGATTACAGGCCACTTATTACTGATGATCCGGTAGCAGATGCAGAGGCTTATGCTTCCAGGGAGCCTGACATTATAGGCTATTGCGAAGACTGTGGATCTCCAATCTATCGGGGACTGGACTACATCGAGATGGACGGGATTCTACTCCATGATGAGTATGAGTGCATTATGAATTATGTACGCAAGAATTATAGAAAATGTTAAAGGAGGATATATGGCTAAAGTAATAGGAATAATGGGAGAGAGTGGCTCCGGAAAAACCACATCCATGAGAAACCTTAATCCGGAAGAAACCTTTTATATTGACTGTGATAAGAAGGGCCTGAGCTGGAAGGGGTGGCGAGAACAATATCAGTTTGAAAAGCATAATTATATGGCTACAGATCAGATTAGCACTGTGAGCAATATTCTCAATAAGATAAGCACGCAGGAAAACATGCGTCATATTAAAACTGTGATTATTGACACTCTTAACGGACTGATGGTTGCTGATGAAGTAAGACGCATGAAGGAAAAGGGCTATGACAAGTGGCAGGATCTTGCACAGTGTGTTTGGGAGCTTCTTGATAGCCTGTATACCTTGCGTAATGATCTTACTGTCATTGTACTGTGCCATTCACAGACTCAGAAGGAAGATGATGGGTACACGTTCACCAGGATCAAGACATCCGGTAAGAAGCTGGACAAGCTCAATGTTGAAAGCAAACTGACAACAGTACTGTATGCAGTAGCTAAAGAAGACGGCTATGTATTCATAACTCATGCTCATAATTCAACTGCTAAAACTCCTATGGGGGCTTTTGAGGCAGATGAGATACCCAACGACATTGTAAAGGTGCTTAAAGCGCTGGAGGAATACTAATACATTTAAGGAGGATAAACAAAATGCAGAAACCTAACGGATATGATGAGGTACAAGTTGGAGGAGATTACACCCCGATTGAATTGGGAGGACATCACCTCGTTATTAAGGGAGTTAAGGAACAGGAGTCTAAGACTGAGAAGCCTATGGTTGTAGTGGCATTTGATACGGCTAAGAACGACAAGCAGCCTGGATACTTTTCGGATCAATTCGACAAGGACATCCGCCCTGAGAAGAAATGGCCTGCAAACGGGACCATGTATATATTAACCATGGATTCTCAGGACGCTAACAAAGTAAGCAAATCATTCAAGAGCTTTATCACTGCATTTGAGCACTCAAATAACTGCGAAGCTATTTGGGGTGAGAAGTTCTGCGACCAATTCAAAGGCAAGAAGATCGGTGGCGTATTTGGAATCGTGGAAGAGGAATATAACGGTGAAGTTAAGAAACGCCACAAGGTTAGATGGTTCTGTGATGACAACCGTGTAGACTCTGCAAACGTTCCTGAGCCTAAACTGCTGAATAAGGCCCCTAAGTCAGCAGATGCTTTTGTGAATGTTCCTGAAGGGATTGACGAGGAAGTGCCGTTTTGACAATCCAGTGTGATACCAGAGAACACAAGCAGGAATGGGAACGAATTAAAAGCCAGTTCGACAGCCTTGGAGTTGATTATTATCGCTCCAAGCTGTGGGTTGGCGATTACATGAATATTGATAATCCAAGGGTTATCGTGGATCGAAAGAAGGACCTTCTGGAATTGTGTGGAAATGTTACACAACAGCATGAACGATTTACCAGAGAGTTAGTCCGAGCACAGGAAAAGGGCATAAAGCTTATTATCCTCTGTGAGCATGGGGAAGACATCTCTAAACTAGCTGATGTGTATTGGTGGCATAATCCAAGGTTTGACGTTATGGAATGGGCTGTTAAGGATGGGAAGCCATGTAAAGTTCAGAAATATCCTCAGGCAACTTCTGGAGAGGCTTTGTATAAATCCCTCTGTACTATTCGAGATAAATACGGGATCGATTTCCATTTCTGCGACAAACAAAGCACAGGGTATGTAATTACTCAATTGTTGGGGGCATGATATGGCAAAAAAGAACAAGGGGTATATACCGCTCTGGCGGGATCTTCAAGATCATTGGGTGTGGTCTAATGATGAGCCTTTCTCTAAAGGCCAGGCATGGGTGGACTTATTATTATCTGTTAATCATGAAGAAAAAAAGATAATGATTGATGGACATATCCAAGTAATCAAGCCTGGACAGATGTGGACAAGTGTTAAAAAGCTAGCTGGCAAGTGGAATTGGTCAAAACCGAGGGTTTACCGATACATCAAATTGCTAAAATCGGACGGAATGATATTCACAGACGGAACGCCTAGCGGAACACTGCTAACCGTGATAAATTATAGCAATTTTGCAATTCAGCGAAACGCTAACGTTACATCAAACGTTACATCAGACGTTACACCCCCCGTTACATCAGACGTTACACCGGGCGTTACACAAACAATAATGAATAATAATGATAAAGAATGTAAAAGAATGAAAAATAAAGAAGAGCCTGCGGCGCTTCCGATCGAACCACCTACAGGAGGAGGTGAATGGCAATAAGTGAACTACATAAACGAAACAGAATTAAGGAAAGCCATTCAGCAGCTCCACCCGGATGGTGAACTATTTGAAGTAAGGATTATTCCAGTAGGAAAAAAGAAGCCAGCCAGTGGATATTTTAAGGATGCTGATAGTCTTATTGAGGCGTTTAAACTGTATGACCTTAGAGAGACAAATGTCTATATCACCTTAAATCAAATTAACAGTGCTCTGTTTAGTCGACAACAAAGCAATCATTTTGTTGCAGGGGCTAACTCAACACAGGATTCTGAGGTCAGCGGATATAAATGGCTGTTCATTGATTTAGATCCGGAACGACCTACGGGAATTTCCAGTAATAAAGAAGAACTCCAAAAGGCTTATAAACTTGCGGCAAGGATATGTAAGTTTCTTCAAGAATATGGTTTTGAAGACCCTGTTAAGGCGGTTAGTGGAAACGGAGCGCATTTACTTTACAGAATCAATCTTAAGCAGACAGAAGAAAATAACAAGCTGGTGGAGAGATGCCTGAAAGCGTTATCTATGTTATTTGATACGGATGATATTAAGGTTGACACAGCAAACTTTAATCCTAGCAGAGTATGCAAGCTATACGGAACATTGGCACAGAAGGGAGCTAATACTGAAGAACGCCCTCACAGGATAAGCTACATTATTGGGGATGTAAAAGAAGCAAAAGCAACCTCTAAGGAATATCTTGAGAAGCTTGCAAATGAGCTCCCCGAAGATGAGCCTGTAAAACCAAACGCTTATAACAATTATAGGCCTAAAGAATTTGATATTGAGGATTGGATGTCTCGATATGGCATAAGGTACAGTGCTAAAGCTTGGAATGGTGGTATTAAGTACATCCTGGATGAGTGTCCGTTCGATAATAGTCACAAGGCACCTGATTCAATGATCACAAAGTCAGCGAATGGAGCAATCGGTTTTAAGTGCCTGCACAATCATTGCCAAGATTACCATTGGCGGGAGCTTCGGCTTAAATATGAGCCTGATGCTTATGAGTATAACGACTCTGATAGGCGCATCGAAGAGGGATGGAAAAAACACAATCGAGATAAGGAACAGCTGATGCAACAGGATATTCATGCTGATGATATCCCTATGTTCCAGACAGCCGAAATGATTCTAAACCGTGAAGACCCAGATCCGGAATATATCAAGACAGGTATCAATAAACTAGATAAGGCATTGAATGGATTGGAGAAGGGCAAGCTGAGCGTATTAAGCGGACTACGTGGCAGTGCAAAATCAACGATCTTAAGTGAAATAACACTAAACGCCATTGAGCAGGACCATTCCATTGTTACATATTCCGGAGAGCTGTCTGATAAATCGTTTCTTAACTGGATGTTGCTTCAAGCGGCGGGGAAAGGCCATGTTGAAATTAGCGCGAAGTATAACGGATATTATGTCAGGAAAGAAATAAAACAGAAAATTGTAAATTGGATGGATTCCAGACTCTGGCTTTACAACAATAACAAAAAGGCATCATTTGAAGTGATGCTGAATGGCATAAAACAAAAAAGCAAGGATGTCGGCGCCGACCTTATCATAATTGACAATTTGATGGCGCTGGACATCCGTGAGTTGAACAGGTCGAACGAATACGATGCCCAGACCCGTTTTATGTGGCAGCTTAAGCAGATAGCTCAGGAATGCAATGCTCATGTAATTCTTGTAGCGCATCCGCGTAAAGCATACGGCTTCCTGAGGCTTGAGGATATAGCTGGCACAGGAAACATAGGAAACATTGTTGACAACGCTTTTATTATCCACAGAGTTAATGAGGATTTCAAGCGACGATCTAAAGAATTGTTCCAGTGGAAGGATGATAACCTGCTTTACCAGTGTACGAATGTCATTGAGATTGCCAAGGATAGAGAACATGGTACTTGTGATGTTTTTGTGGATCTTTACTATGAAGCTGAGAGCAAGCGCCTGAAGAACTACCAGGCTGAAAATATTATCTATAGCTGGGACACCGATTTTGTAGAAGCGGGAAATGAAGAGGTCCCTTTTGATTGAGGTTGCAGTATGACATTTAACGACAGAAACAACATGATAAGCGATGTGGTTCAGGAATATAAAAAACTGCATGATAAATATACTTCCGGCACGAAGATCTTAGATGATGAAGAATGGCCAGCTTATATCAATGCCATGGATGCAATAACAGAAATGTATAAAGACACAAGCATTGCAGAACTGTGTGGGAAGCTCTGCCAAGCCTTCCTGGATGACACCGAGTATGTACAAAAGAAACTTAAGGAGCGGGGATGAAAATATCGGAAATAATAACCGGATTAGTGGTGATGATAGGAATAACCATACTAACAAAATACTGGAGGAACATGTGAATTGATAACGTTGGGGTGCGTAATACTGTTTATGGTTACAGCAATATTGATTCTGATTGATGACTAAAGGGGTAGAGATGAGACAAAACACATACATAGCGGGATTTCATGAGCGGCTTGATAAAGCGTGTCATGATTCCGGATTAAGTAAGTCGGAAATAGCAAGGCGTGCAGGCTTCGACCGGAAGAGTCTGCATCCAAAAGAGCATGTGATGATGACCAGCGGATATATTGCTAAATTCTGCGCTGTGACAGGTACGGATGCAAATTGGTTGCTGGGGGTAAGGAGGTAATTATGGCGGATTACTACATGGATAGGCCATCTATGGCAGAAGAGGCTTATAAGATAATTTACTGGGAAATGGCAGGGAGCAAGACGCCGCTGGAGATTTGGCGGACACTTGCCAGGACAGACGATGCAGAGCTGGAAGAATTTCTTAGGCAAAGAGGTAAGCTGTGAAATTGTATATGAAATGCACTACAGACAAATATGAACTTCCTATTGCGGTGGAGGATTCCCTATCTAAGCTTGCGGAGAAGCTTGGGTATAAGCCCCACTCCGTAGCTACACAGTGTTCAAAAGACAGATGCGGATATCACCGGATAGAGGTTGATGAGGAAGATGATGATGAATGAACAAGTTCGAAGGTGCATAGAGTGCACTAATGCCAAGTACAGAGAAACATTTGGAGAAGGGCACAAATTATACTTCTGTGGCAAGCACAAGACAATGATAACAGACCTGACCCGTGTATCATCCATTATCGGCTGTAAGGGCAAGGATTTTGAGAGGAGGCAGTGATGCTGGCAGTAGGTGACACAATCAAATGCCGTGATGCAGAGGACATGGTTGATACAATGTTCGCACTCCAACAAGAGGGCTATGAAACAGAGTTCATGTATGAGAAGGATGGAGAAAAGGGCTTATGGCTGGTAATTCAAAAAACATCTTAAAGGATTATGAATGTGAAGGCCAGATGAGCATATTTGATTTTATTAAGCCGGAGTGCAGCTTCTCAGGGCACACTTGCAATAAGCAGGAACTATGGAAAATAGCACATACTTTTGATGATATCAAGTGCACGGAAATGTGTTGCCGACAATGTAACGTGAGATTATGCGGTGCCAGATGCAACGGATCAGAAGAACCAAAGGCTTTTATGAATGAGCCAAAGGATCCGGATGCAATGTCAGATGATTACATTCGGGAGAACCCTACATGCTTCTATGTGCTTGGGCATTATCTTGACAGGGATCAGGGTTGGCACAAGGTTCCTGAGGAGCTTCCCACTTTTAATACCTGGCGATTGATAGATGTAGTACTGTTTGGCAAAAAGACAGGTACTGCTTGGATGGAACACGGAGAATGGGAAGCAAAGGACTGGGCTTTCCGGAGCATAGACGACAGACGGAACACAGAGACAACGGAAGTTCTTGCATGGAAATTAGCAGAGGAGGGTTAAAACATGGGAATGCTTACAGACAGCGAAATGGTGGAGGCGTTAATAGTGAACCTTAAGAGTTGGGATTGGGAAATCAATTCTAAATTCGGGATAGATCAGACAACAGGCGAGGCACTTGTTAAAGAGTACCAGAGATTAAAAGGTAAGGCTGATTTTGATTGTGCATTGAGGGATTAAACATGGATGGAATACGAAAAGACCCCGAAGCACGTAAAGCCTATCAGCGAATGAAGTATGCAGAGCGTAGGGAAAAGCAGTTGGAAAGCAAAGAGTACATCTTACGGAAGTGTATACGGTCTGTAAAAGGACTGAGGAAAGAGATAGGCGATTACAACACTAACAGGGTTATAGAGGTTTTAGAGAGGATATACAAAGATGGATGAATTTAACATGACGGTAGAAGTTATGCAAAAGATTGGAAAAAAGATAAGAAACGGCGAGAAGCAAGGATCAGTGAAATGCCCTTTTTGCGGTGGAAATATAGAATACGTTTATGAAAATGCTATGGCTATGAGGGCAAAGTGTGATACATGCGAATTTAAAGCATTTGCATAATTCGGAAAAAGGAAGAATAAGATGGAAACACAGGAAGTATTAGACATATTAGCAGAACTGCAAGCTGATATGGAATGGGAAAGTGATATGCATTTTGCCGCTGGTCTTGATGTAGCCATTAAGCGTGTTAAGGATTGGGATTTACTAAAGCTAAAGATTACAGAAGCGAAGCAGACTGCAAGCCGTTCACCTAACAGAGATTATAAGACAGGATATATATGCGCCATGAGTTACATTGAAGGACTTATGGCAGAAATGGAGAATGAGGATGACAATTAATTACATAAACAACTTTCTAAAGATTGCCTTAAATATTGCGGATTATTACGACAATAAGGGCAACAATGATGAAAATTTCTTAAATGATGAAATGACTAAGGAGATAGGTTTGGGGTATAGAGCGTTAACAAGCTATCTTCGTAAAGGGGTGCAAGAAGTTATCACATTGCAATCCAATTATCATAAAGCTTGTGAGCAAAGGAATTATGAGAAATCCATACAGGAGAGCCAAAAGGAATATCTGCTTGATGTGTTCGGTGATGAAGAGCCTTACGGCATCAATGATAAAGACAAGCAGAGAATAAAAGAGTTTGTGCAGAGCATATTCGCTGAATGGGATAAGGAGAATGAGGATGAGTGAGTTTACTTTAAGAGAATACCCACAAGAAGAATACGAAGCAGATATGAAAAAACTCCTCAAAGAAAAAGGCTTGCATGATGCAGTAGATCATTTTGCAGACAGAATAAATTCATTAGCAAGTGTGATGAACTACGTAGCACATAGAGAAGTACAAGAGTGTTTGTGTGACATACTGTTTTTGATTGATTTGGATAAGGAGAACAATCATGAGTGATACACAGAGGGATTTTGACAGAGACAAGGCAATAATAGCCAAAGAAGAACGGCACTTTGCAAGAATGGATTATTGCGACGAGGATTGCGACCAGCACAATGAAAATTGCCCTTACTATGATGCCGAGGAAGAGTATTGGGATTTTGAACAGTGCTTTGAGGATAAGGGGTGGAGATTATGACAAAAGAGGAAAGACTATCTAAGTTAAGGCATTTCATCACTTGTTTGAAGTGTGAAGTAAGTGGGAAAAGTTGTGATGATAATTGCGCTACACAGTATGAAGCTGGAACTATGGGGGAAATAATTGAAAATCTTGAAACAATATCAAAAATGCTAGAACAAGAGCCAAGATGGATTCCTGTTAGCGAAAAATTACCTGAATATGGTGAAGAGGTGTTGACTTGCAGTAATGGAGGATTTATTGAAATTCAAAGCCTTAAAAATAGCTATGGTGGTTATTGGGAAAATCAGAGAAGTGATTGGTGTGATTTAGATGAAATAGTTGCATGGATGCCATTACCAGAAAGTTACAAAGGAGAGTAAGTATGACGATTGATGAGGTTATTAAAAGATACAATGACAATGCCGAGTATGAGCGTACTCACGGAAGCTTACAAGGGTGTCTGGAGTTTAGACAGCTTGCCGAGTGGCTTAAGGATTATAAGCGACTGAAAGAGCAAGAGTCTTGTGATGTTCCCGACACAAATGACGGTAAGATGTCAGAAAACCCGACAGGTTCAGAAAGTGAGGTAAGGAATGAAACTTTATGACATTGTATCAAAAGCACAGTATATGCAAGTGTTTTCAATCTATCTGACTAATGCCTATGACCAGAATATACCGATTGCAAGGGGAACAAGGTCAGAAATGATTTTTATGGACGTTGATGAAAACGAAGAGAACTTTTTCAATCATCTTATGTGTGATGTTGAATATTTTCACATAACCGATAAGGGCGTAATGGTTGTATTCATTCGGGATGAACATTTTGAGGAACAAGCAAGCTATAACTACTCTGATGAATACGTTAAGAGATGGGATAAGTTCAATCCTAAAACAAGACCTTGGCTTCATGGAATTGAAACAGAAGAATACACCAATAAGTACCTGTGGAAGTTTGCGGGATGTTCAGAAAGTGAGGATAAGGCATGACCATAGCAGAATTGATTAAGGATTTAACAGAGTATGCGGAAGATAGCGAAAAGGGATTTGACACCGAGGTAAGGTCTTATGTTGGAATGTCAAGACAGGCGGCAGAGGAACGGCTAAAAGAATGTGAGACTGACGAGTATGTATTTGATGATTTTTTGCCAATCAGTTATATCCACGAAATAGACGGATTTGTCTATATCAGAGCAACGGATATTCCCGAGATTGAGCCACAGGAAAGGAGCGAGGAATGAGCAAAGATTACAGAGAAAAGACAATCCAAGGGTGTATCATTGACGGAAGTAAACCTATACCCTTGCCGAAAAAATGCGATGTAACTGTTCGTATGACATCAGATAAAATCGGGAAGTCCTTATCGGTACAAGCATTTAATGTGATGATAATGATACCACTTGAAAAGGTCACGGATATTATCAGAGTGGCAGAAGGGAGCGAAGAATGATAATAATTGACGATGACGGTATCATGCACAAGGTACTGCCGGTGGATACGTTGGATAAGATAATCAACGACCTTGAATCACTCCGAGAACCCACCGAGCCACATCTGGTTGACTATCGCTACCACAGAAATGACATGCTTGATGCGGTGCTAAGCGTGATTGAGAGGTACAGAAACGAGGTGAGTTCATGAGCGATTGTTATGATTGCGACTATGCAATATTTGATTACGAAGAATACTACGGCGGCTACCGTGAAAAGATCGTGGCAGGCTGCAAATCAAAAGAGTTCTGCAAACACAGCCTGTCGGTCGGGGATATCATCAAGTGCCGTGACAAGGATGATGCAGTATCTACATCCATGGAGCTTGCCATGCATGGTGTCCATACGGATTTTAGATACGAGTTGTGTGGCGAGCATGGATTGTGGCTTGAGATTACAGAGATTGAGGAGGATGAATAATGACAATTGGCGAGATTGAGCAAATTAAAGAAGAGATGTGCGATTCATGGTGTCAGGTACCATATGAAGCAGAAGATGAGGAAGAAGCGACTGAGTTGTGCAAGCTTTGTCCGCTTAACAGATTGGAGGTGACTATCAATGAGTGAAGAATTATACGACCTTTACAAACATGATCCCGACTTCAAACATTACGTAGATGCATGGTGTGCCAAGCATGATCTGGGCATCTTCGAAGCGTTCAGCCGGAATATCTTGCAGGAGTATGCGAAGTGGGCAAAGGAGAATAAGAATGGGAAAATATAAATTATCAATCATAATACCTGCTTACAATGCAGATGCCTACTTGCCCGATCTACTTGCCTGCCTTGATAAGCAGATGGTGTCCGGTATTGAAGTTATCATCATTGATGATGGTTCCAAGGTGCCATTCAAGACAGATTATTCGTGGGCAACGGTGATCCGGCAGGAAAACTCGGGTCCGGGTATAGCACGAAACGCAGGTCTTGAAAAAATGACCGGGGAGTACTTTACTTTCATTGACGCAGACGATATGGTGG